AGATCTGCGCAGCGCTTCTCTTGAGCGAGGAGAAGAGCGCGGCGAACCTTGCGCGCGCTACGCTCTTCTTCCGAGCCTGGATACTGCGAGTCTTCGATATCCTCCATCGCGATGCTGTCCTCAAAGCTGTGGATCTCCGCTTTGAAGGTGAGGCTTGAGCGATTGAAGGAGGAGAGACTCTGTCGGCTTGCGCCTGGCGCGCGGCGCGAGTCAGCCTCTGGAGCACCCATGAAAGAGCGGGTCTCCTCGACGAGGAGGGTTCCGCTTCGCTCTGGAACGTCGACTTGCTCCATCACGCGACCAGCGATCAGCTGGCTATCGCTTGGGATCGCCTCGGCGACGATGTTCGTGAGGATCTGATCGACTGGATGGAGATTGCTATAACTTGGACGGGCCATGATTTACGACTCCTTAGGAGGCTTGGCTAGCGCCGGTGAAAATGACCTCAATCTCGTCGCCGTCGGCGTATGAGGTAACATTCTGATTAAACATCACGCGAGCGACGCTGCGCTGAATTGGAGCTCCGCCACCGGTAGCCCAAGGGATGAGGCGAGCGGTTCCCGTCTCGACCATGAGGAGACTGTGAGTCCCTGCGGTGAGAGTGGCGCCAGCAATCGCCTTGGTGGCACCGTCGACGACGACCTCGACAGCGTCGCCAGCGTCAACACTGCGCTGTGCGATCCCATCGACGTTCTCGCCGGTCGTGGTGTCAGCGAGTGCGACCTTCCCGTTGCTGTCGAAGACGACAGCTTGGAGAGCGGTAATCGCCTCGGCAGCGATAAAGGTTCGGATGTCAGAGTTTGAAAGACGGCTCATGCTTAGCCCTCCATAGCAGCGAGGAAGAACTCGCGGTCAGTTGTTCGGATCGTGTTTAGAGCCTCGGAGAAGCTGATCGACTTCTCCGCTGCAAGCTGCTTCGCGCGGTCAGCGAGGGTCTCGCGGTTGATCTGCTCACCGCTGGCGCCGTGACCGACCTCGCGGAGAGAGACGACCGAGCCCGCCTTGCGCTCGTTGAACATCGCCCAGAATGCGTCGTCGCCGCTCTGCGCTTGGTTCCAAGCCTTCTCGGCGAGTGCGACCTCGGCGGGAGAGATCCGACCGGAGCGGACGAGCTCGTCGACGGCGCCCTGGCGCTTGACGCTCTGGTTCTCCTCACGGAGAGCGGTGAGCTGCTCGCGAAGAGTGGAGACCTCGGCGAGGAGAAGAGCTGAACCTTCGCTCATCGCGTAGTTCTTCTTCTCCATCATCTCTTCCTTGTCCTCATCCTCGGCGAGGCTCTTCTTCTCCTCGTCCTCGGCCATCTCTTTCTTGTCCTCTTCCTCGGCGAGCTCTTTGGGCTCTTCCTCGGTAAGACGACTCTCCATCTCGGCGACCATCGCCATCTTCTGAAGCAAGAGATCGACGAGGTCGTCCCGCTCCATCTTCATCAGGTTCTCACGGGTCTCCATGAGGTTAACCTCCTCGGTTAGTAGAACACGATCGACCGAGCTCGCAGTCTGCTGCGGTCGGGGGGTAAGAGTGACTGCGAGAAGTTGAGCGCCTCCTGTGGGAGCTCCGCTCTCTCTCGCGTAGACTTCGCCCAGAACAAACTCTGGAGACGACCAGAGAGAGCCTTGAGCTTCCGCGACTGTTTTAAGTCCGCGCTCGTTATAAGCGGGGATAGCGATCAAACACTCACCATCCTCGGAGAGGCGAAGGTCGACGATCTCGCCGAGCGCTCCTCCGGTTTCAGGAGTGTTTGATCCGTATGAGGGAGAGCTCTGGTGATTCCAGTCGATGATCACTGGGTCGCTCTCTTTGCGTGCCTGGTAGACGCGGACGATCTCCGCGAGCATTGAAGGCGTAACTTCGGCGATCGTCTCACCGCTCATCCGAGAAGCGACGGTGCCAGCGCGGAGCGTGACGAATGGGCGCCCAAGCTGCTGACCATCTTCGACGACGACGGTGAGGCCATCGAGGTCGATCTCCTCCGCTTCGGAGAAGGTGAAAGCTCTTTCTGTAAGTGTCTTCTCATCAGCTGCGTTCATCTGTCCGACTACCTTTCTCGCCCAAGCGAATCCCGCGTCGCCGCCCCACCCTTGCCAGGCTTGCCAGCCTTTTCCTTGTTTGTCCCAAGTCTCGCCCTTCTTATCGATCTCGTGTCGCGTGAAGTACGCGAGCATGCGACGGACGGTCTCCGGAGAGAGCTCGAGGCCGTTCTTAAGATCGCGAGCTCGCGCGATTCCAACCGCTGTCATCCCTCGCTGTGACTCCGGTTTCTCCGCGCGTACCTGCAAGGCGCGCGCCGCTGCTTCTTGAGCACCCTTTGGAGGCTTGAAGTCGATGTGGGCATATTTCTTGGGGAGCTCCGCCATCTTCTCGCTCGCCTCTTTCGCCCTGTGTTGAGGGTGATCTTTTGGGAGAAGGTCGAGGTCGGTGTCATAAGCCTCTTTTCGCTGTCCAGTCCCGACCAGTTTCAGGAAGGCTTTGACGCGCGCGAGCGCCCACTGATCGCGAGAGGTGACCGAGGGACGGTGAGAGGTCGAGAAGGCTCCAGCCCCTCTGCGGTAAACAGCCTTGAGCATGCCAAGATCAACACGACGGCCCTTCGCCTCGTGCTTCTCGTTATGCTCGTCGCGCATATTCTCCAGCGCCTTCTCGGTTCGATCCGAGACCTCGATGGAGCCGCGTGTTCCGGATGCGGAGCCCTTCGGATTCGTCTTCGATCCGGTCCGCTGGTCCTTCTTCGGCGCTGGGGTCTTTGGGTCATCTTTGCGACGACGCTCCGCGAGCCGCCTGGCTTTCCGCTTGAAGCTCATTTCATCCCCCTCTTCATCGCGCGATACCTCTCCGAAAGAGCGGTCGCTCCTCCTCCGAGACCAGCGGAGACGCGGTCGAAGTAAGTCCGCGCCGCCTCATCAGGCAGTTGACCCGCGCCGATCCTCTGACGAATCGCGCGCTCTAGATCGTCCTCGGGAGTGAGAAGGCCGAATTGAACCAGCGGAGCGAGAGAGGAGAGGCTCTCGGTGAGCTCATCAGAGTTGAGACCAGAGTGGACGAGGCGAGGGAGCTGGGAGACTGAACACTCCCCATAATTCCACTTGATCAAGCGCCCGATCGTTCCCGCTCCTCGTCGATCGGTCCCGCTGACAGCGCTCGCGACTTGGTCGCAGAGATTGAGCGCGGAGCGACGGAAGACAGAGAGGTGAACCTCGCCGACTGATCGCGATCCCGTGTCAGTGGTTCCGAGATTCATGAAGCTCGCGAGGAAAGCGGTCGCGAGCTGATGGTCGCACTCTTTAATGGTGGCGAGCGCATGAGTCGAGTCGAGCTTTTGCTCGCCGAAGGTGGCGAAGCTAACCACCGGATTGTCGACCAGATACGATTGCTCTTGTGCGATGTACGCTTGAGCTTGCGCCGCCGCGCGGTCGATCATCTCGTCGATATCGGTGTCAGTCAGTCCAGCCGCTTCAGCCGCTGACCGATCGACAGCGACGCGAGGAGTCGCGACAGCCCAACGCTCCATACCAACGCCGAGAAGGTTCGCGGTTCTTTGCTTGAATCGCCACCACCACCACGCAGGACGAAGAAGGCCGCGCCCCTCGAAGTTTGATCCGGTGCGGTTCAGGGTGAGCAAGAGCAGCTTGCTCGCTGGGATCGGCTCCGGTGGGAGAGTGTTCCCACGGAGCTGCTGACAGACCGCTTCAAGGGTCTGACCGTCGAGCGACTCCCAGCGTAAATGCGCTGAAGGCTCGCGGTCGGCGTAGAGGTCGAGCCAGACGCGCGGCGTCCCGTTCTCGTCGTCGGCGATCTTGTAGATCTCTTCCGCGTAACGGTAGCCGATCGGCGCGAACTCCCAGAGATATTGCAGCTGCTCTTCCCAAGAGAGAGACATCATCCCTGGATAACCGTCGAGCCCCCAACATTCGTTGGCATATCGCGCGAACTCTTTCGACTGCGCGTCGTCCTCGTCGCCTGGTATCCATCGCCAAGACGCCTCGAGGAGCGTTTGCTTCAAGACTCGCCAAGAAGCCTGAACGACTGGATCAGTCG